CCCTCTTCGTTTCTCTAGTGTTGGTAAACCTACTAGACAATTATGGTATGCGGCTCGTATCTCTGATCAAGCTGAACCACTCCATCCAGCTACCCGTATTAAGTTTCTCTATGGTGATATAATAGAACATCTATTATTATTGTTAATTAAAACAGCAGGTTATAAGGTAACTGAAGAACAAGGAGAGAAAAGAATAGATGGTATAGTAGGACATATGGATGCAAGAGTTAATGATGTCGTAGTTGATATTAAGAGTGCGTCTCAAAGAAGTTTTGATAAGTTTGTAAAGGGTACAATATTTGATGATGATCCCTTTGGATATATAGCACAAATATCTGGTTATGCTTACGGAGAAGATGAAGCTGCCTTTGTAGTTATGAATAAAGTGACAGGTCAAATCCATGTATGTGCTATAGACTCAATGGAAATGATTGACTTCAAAGAAAAAATTAAAGATGTAAAGTCTTTAATGAAAAGTAATGTACCACCTGATCGGTGTTATTCTGATATCCCTGATGGTAAGAGTGGCAATAGAAAACTAGCAGCAGGTTGCGCTTACTGTGATTTTAAAGTAGAGTGTTGGAAAGATTCTAATAATGGAAAAGGATTACGTAAGTTTAAATATTCTAATGGTTCACGTTTCTTTACCAAGGTAGTTAAACGTCCACAAAAAGATATAATAGAAGAACGATTGTAAATGTATAGGAGTCAAGCAGAAAAGGAGTTTGCCGAATACCTAGAAGAAAGTAAGATTAAATTTACTTATGAAGATTTTAGGATACCTTATGTAATTTCTAAACATTATACTCCTGATTTCTTTTTTAAAAAGTATGGTTTCTTTATTGAATACAAAGGATATTTTAAACCTGCTGATAGGAAAAAACATTTACTAATTAAACAACAGCATCCTACCTTAGATATTAGATTTGTATTTCAGAATGCTGCTAACAAGTTAAGCAAGAGGTCTAATACAACGTATGCTGATTGGTGCGACAGACATTATTTTAAATGGTCGCAAGGTAAGGTTCCTCGTCAATGGTTAAAAAAACAAAAGTAAAAACTACTATCCATGTCTATAAAGAACATAACTTATTTGATAAGTTTAATTCATTCGTAAGTAATTCAACATCTATTACTGTTGAAGTAGATGACAAAGAAAGAACTGCTCCTAAAAGTCCTGAACAATTATTATTTCTAGCAGTAGTATACCAAGCTTTATTAGATGCAACTAAAGAGCAACGTAATAATGATTCAGAAGAGGTTAAACGTAATAGAAGAGAAGCAACTAGATGGTTTACTACAGAGCAAGGAACTACTGCTACTGATTTTGAAGAGGTATGTTTTCTTGCAGGGATAGAACCTATTTTAACTCGTTCCTTTGCTAAGAAAATTTTTAACAACGAAATAAAATTTGAACGTAAACGTATTAATGTTTTGATTAACTCTAATGAAGATGATAGTAATGCCTTATAACCCTAAGAAAAATAAATGGGAAGACACCACTAGTAAATTAAATAAGGAGAGAGAATGGAAAGTAAAAGACCCTAACAAAATGAGTGATGAAGAATTATTATGTGATGCTTATAAAGAATTAAAGAAAGGGAAAAAAGAATGATGACAGACTTCCTTTTAAATACTGAAGGATTAAAATTTGATGGTGAACCTGTGCCTCCAGAGATTAAATTAGAGGATGTGGTTGATACGAAAGTAGATCATCCTTCTCACTATACACAGAATGCTATGGAAACTATAGATGTCATAGAAAATTCTATGCCTCGTGTACATTTTTGTGGATATTTGCGTGGTAACATTCTAAAATACATGTTAAGATATGAATATAAGGGCGGTATTGAAGACCTAAAAAAGGCCCGATGGTATCTTAATCGTCTTATAAAAACACTAACCTAATCAACTACTTACACAATAAATAATTGGAGAATGATAATGCAACCTGTTTCTAAATACGGGCCTTCTGTGCCTTCCTGTAATGAACTACACGCTTCTAAGTACCGATTACCAAACGAATCCTTTGATGAATGTATGGCTCGTATAAGTCTGCATATGTCAGATGATGAAGAACACTTTACTCAGTTAAAAGAAATTTTATTAGACATGAGATTCATGCCAGCAGGTAGAATCCAATCAGCTATGGGAAGTCCAAGAGATGTTACAGCCTATAATTGCTTTGTATCAGGCACTATTGAAGATAGTATGCAATCTATCATGGAGAAAGCTACACAAGCAGCAGAAACAATGCGCCGAGGTGGTGGTATTGGGTATGACTTTAGTAACATACGTCCTAGCGGTGATAGGATTGTTAGTCTTGATTCTTCCGCTAGTGGTCCTGTTTCTTTTATGCGTATTTATGATGCTATTTGTAGAACTATTGTATCGGCTGGTCACAGGCGAGGAGCTATGATGGGAGTGTTACGTGTAGATCATCCTGATATTGAGGAGTTCATCAGGTCTAAACGTAACGGTCATGCTTTAACTAACTTTAATATTTCAGTAGGGGTTACTGATAAATTTATGGAATGTGTAACTAAAGACACCATGTTCCCTCTTTCTTTTAATGGTAAAATTTATAAAGAAATAAATGCGGTAGCTTTATGGGATGAAATTATGAAAGCTAATTGGGATTGGGCTGAACCAGGAGTTTTATTTATTGACCGTATCAATGAAGAAAATCCTCTGTATTATTGTGAGGATATAGCTGCTACCAATCCTTGTGGTGAACAACCTTTACCACCATTCGGTGCTTGTCTGCTTGGTAGTTTTAATCTCGTTAAGTATGTAAACATTGAAAGATATGGAAGTAATTTAAAATATAGATTTGATTTCAATCAGTTTACTAAAGATATTCCTATTGTTGTTAACGCAATGGATAATGTTATTCAACGTACTATCTATCCTCTTAACGAACAACGTAAAGAAGCAGAGCTTAAAAGGAGAATGGGGTTAGGTATAACAGGATTAGGAAATGCTTTAACGCTTATGGAAATGGATTATGGTAGTTCAGTAACTATACGATTTATACGTAAGCTTATGAGATGTCTTACTTATAATGCTTATTCTGCTAGTTCCGATAGAGCCGTACAGCTTGGGACTTTTCCTTTATATGATAAAGATAAATATTTAGCAGGTAAATTTGTCTCGCGATTTCCTGATAGTTTAAAAGAAAAAATAAAGAAACAAGGTATGCGTAACAGCCATCTTATTTCCATAGCTCCTACTGGTACAATTAGTTTCTGTGCTGATAACATATCTAGTGGATTAGAACCTACCTTCTCTCATGAAGTTAACCGTACTGTTAATACCGAATTTGGTTTGGTTAATGTTATTCTTAAAGATTATGTTTATAATAAATTTAATCGTAAAGGACAGACTACTGAAGATTTAACTACAGATGCTCATCTTAATACACAGATAGCTTGTCAACCTTATGTTGATAGTGCTATCTCTAAAACTATTAATGTTGGAGAGAATGTTACCTTCCCTGAATTTAGAGATATCTATACTAAAGCTTGGAAAGGAAATCTTAAAGGGGTAACTACTTTTAGATTAGCTGGTAAAAGATACGGCATCTTAAATAAAGTAGAGGCTTCTGAAACAGAAGGTACAGCTTGTTACTTCGATCCTGATACTGGACAAAAGGAATGTGCATAATTTTATGGTAGTAATTAAAAGTATCCAAGAAAAGATAGATGTTTTGAAACATGAGGTAGGTGTATTGAGAGATATCTATAACTCAATGGATCATGACGGTGGTAGATTTAATACTGCTGCCTCTGTCTTAGAGGAACGTATTAAACAATTAGAGTTTGAGGAGTCATTTCGTAGGTAAAAATAAAGAAATCCTCTGTACGCCGTTTTAAAGCCCGTACAGAGGAATCTCTTGTTTTCCCAGGGTAGCCTACCAGAAGGGGTAGGAGATGGCTACTCACAGAGCAACCTAGAGGACGATTAATCCTTCTTCATCACCTTAGACATGGCTCTGCTCCCAAACCAGAAGCTTAATACAGCCGCAAACAGTCCTTGGGTATTTTCATTCCAAATTTGGTCTATCATCGTAGGTTCTACCAGACTGAAGATAACCGATACTTCAACCCCAACAAACATGAAGAAGAAAAAATAAGTTATCACTGGTCTAACTGATGCTCGTAATGCTGAGATAAAAGGACTACTCGTTTTTAAAGTTTGATCATGTTTGTATAGAGATTTCAATTCTTGTATCTCTGCTTTAAGATCAAGCTCTTTTAATTTATTAGCAGTTAAAGCTTCAGCATATTTAGCTTTAGCTGCATAGAGTTCTAATTCAAATTCATGATCTTGCTGTTTCTTAAAGTATCCTAATACTTCAGGTACTACACCACTAGCAAAACCTAATAGTGAACCAATAAGTGATATCATTTATTCTGTCTCCTCAAACGTGGTATGTTCTACGGCTCCATTAAATACTTTTAGTATTTCACTTTGGATAGAAGATAATGCAGTATATAATAATGTTACTTTAACATCCCCCATTATCCAATTATCTGTTGTACCATCTTCACCAAACACTAATACAAAAGCTCCATTCACCTGTGAATTATTTCTTATTTCTTCCTGTACTTTATCCATTGAAGATAACACAACATGATGTGTCTCTTCAGTAGTCAGTTCAGGTTTCCCTATTCCTATGTCCATCGTAATGTTAGGTTTATGTGGATGAAGATGAACTACATTATTAACTGTCGGGGGATCAGTCTCAGTCATTATAAGGTGATCCTCCAAACGGAGGTAAATTCTTATATTTAGAAGTCTTAAAGATAGTAGGAACCATCCCTCTTCCATAAACTTGTAAGTCCATATCCACTCCCTCTTTCTCTAGAAGATGTTCAAAGTCTTGAGCTAAAGCTAGAAGTTCACCTGTAGTATAGAAGATATGTTCTTCATTAGTTTCCTCATCTAGTATACCTGTCTTTAACCATTTCTTTTTGCCATATAAATCTACTGCATCTACATCCTCTGGTTCACCATCTGCCGCACAGTCCATCCCAAAGATATGAAAGCTTCTAAAGCCTAGTGTATGCATTAATCCTACACTACGCATAGCTGAACATGTACCACCTGTTATAAGTTGATGTCCCTCTAATTCAGGTATCTCTAGTAAAGCCCCAGTATATGCGTGCCATCCTATAATCTTAGCTTTCTTTTTATGTAGATATTTAGTTACTTCAATATTAGTCATACTGGCAATGAAGTATCTAGTTTCAGGATGAGGATTTTTTAAAAGTTCTTTTCTTACAATACCATGTGTAGAAGTTCCTTCAAATGGGCGAGGATCAAGTATAACACATCCCCAAGGTATAATCCCATTCTCAATCAGAATATTATGAGAGTGTTTAACACATATAACCTTACCCCCTTTATTCTGTAACTCTCTAATTTTCTCAATATCATCTACCATAGACGGACCAGCCGACACAATAATTGCTTCCCCGTCATGCCAATGATATCTCTCGACCATCTTCCCATTAAATATCTTGAGGTTATCCTCAACATTATCCTGTATATTATCAGGTGGTACACAATCTCTGGGAGTTACTTGAATAGGTACACGATGGAAGTCTGGTACTGGTCCTAACTTAGGATCATTAACAATCATTACAAGATTAACAATACCCCCATCTTTTACAGGGTCATTAGAAGCAATGATTAATCTACGTTGTTTCTTATTCGTGCGATCTGTACCACCCAGGATTTCATTAAATAAATTATTAACCCCTAAAAATTCTTTAGGTGGTAGACCGCCTTTCTCATCTTCAGTATAGTAATCATCCATAATAATAACAGGAATATCTTTACAATATTCATAATCAACCTTTACGGTTTCTTCTGAATGACCACCATCAATAAAGGCAAAGTCAGGTTGAATGTTATAAGTCTTACATAGTGCAGGGTCTTTTAAAATTTTTAGTTTTTCTTTCGAGTCTCCCTTCATTAAATAAAAAGTTAACTTCTTATCTAGTTTAGCATACTCTTCTGCTAGGGTTGTCAGCTTTAATTCAACAGATCGTTTGGTAAAATGTTTCTTAACATTAAATTCTTTTTCATCTGTATCATCTGTTGCATCTTCAAATAAATCTATACCTGTATAATGAACTTCATCAGAGGAATTAAATGCAGCTTGGATCATACTTGATGCAGTTTCTCCATTCCATGTACCAATCTCCAATATGTTCTTTCGTTTATAATGTTCTATAACTCTACAAATATCATAGTATCTGGAGCCTTGAGTATTAGCTCCTATGAAACTTGTACCTGCATATTTTTTATTTCCTTTTAAATGAACAATATGATTACCAAGAGGAGACATATCAAACGCATCCAGCCCCTCACAATTAGGAGTAAAGTCTCGCGTTATCATCCCATGAACTTCATGTAAAATACGTAGACGATCAAAGACAAAGTTATCTGCAAAACAACGTAGAGCTATAACTTCATCACTGTTATAATAGTTTACATAATCTTCTATAAAGACTTGTGTTACGGGACTAGTAGTACAATACCCGATATAAGAAGAACAAGTAGCATAAGCATTCTTTCTCCCAAGAAATGTTAAGTCTGGTAGATCACCATCTTCATTAACTTTATGAGCTTCTTCTAATAGCTCATGTGTTATATGATCGTAGGTAATACTATCAGCATCCAACCATATTAACCAATCACTTCCAGCTTCCTTTGCTTTATAGAAAGCCATATGTTGAGCATAAACTTTATGACTAAATTTAATAGCATCTTCATAAAAGTTATAAGCTCCTTTAGGATTCTGTTTACCATTGAATTGTTTGTTACGTTCTTTAAACTCTAACAGTTTATCATTCTCTAAGAGATCAAAGTATTCTATATTCTCTGCGGTAGGAATATCATCTGGTAAAGGATAGCCATCACAATAAACTAAAAGATTAATATCTTTAGGCCAGTATTCTATAAAACTTTTAAGAAATTTCTCTCCATATATTTCCCAATTAGAAACAGGGAAAGAAGTAACAACGGTATATTTCACTATATTTTATCCTATTAAATCGTTAATAATTAAATGTTTGGGAACGCTACTAAGGTAGTCAATCCAAGTTTCAGCATACTCACATTCTCTATACTCTTCAAACCAAGGACCACCTTTCGTATAATGAATAGCTTTAGGCATCGACCCTTCTGTTACTCCTGGTACAAAGTTCCACTCTATAGGTAATTTTCCTATATGTTTATCATTTACCCATTGAAACTTATGTAGATAAGAACCTGATGATTGATTAACAGCTATATGATCTAACTTCTTTACGGAAGGATGATTAAGATTAAACAACATCATAGAAGACCAGAGCTTTTTATTATACCTAGTCTGTATCATGCCGTCCATCTTCTGCCGTTCTGTTTTCTCTGGTAGCCAATTAAACTTAACACACATAACAGCATACTTATCATCAGCTAAATCAAATAGCTTATTGATATCTTCATTAACTACTATATCTCCATCAAGAAACAAAGCCCAACCATCCAGTTGTTGATGGCGGCATATCTCAGGTACAAGAAATCGGGTAAAGGAAAATTCAGTAGAGAAAGGTTTATTATCTATGGAGTCAAAGTATTGTCCATTAGCATTGGTAAAAGATTTACGATAATAAAGCTTCTCCCTACGTAGTTGTTTCTGGTGTACGTACTGAATGGAAAGATCAGGGTCAGAACTATTTGTAAGGATTGAAAACTTACAGACAATAGAACCTATCGCTTCACGGTTATCCCAACCGATAAAGATGTGTCTATCTTTAGTCATGTGTATATGATTGTACTCTAGTTGTTATAATTAAAAGATTAACTATAACATAACGTAAGAGTCAGAGGTTATACAAGAACTATTTTAAAGGTGGAACAAATTCATCTAGACGTTCACTACCTCGTTGCATTCCTCCTAGACGTTTACGTGCTGATCTAAGAATAGCATCTGACTGTCCACCAAGTATTACTCTTAACCTTTCTCGTAAAGCACGAGGAGTAACCCGAATGATTTTATCTCTACGTCCTTCGGCTAAAGCTTCTCTATTTATTTCTCGTATTTCTGCACGTATGTCATTAAGCTCTTGAGTTAATTCTCTACGTTTAGAAGCACTAGTAGTTTTTATTTTAGCCGCTAGTTTCTCTGCCATCTCTGTCATAAACCTATCTTGCAGAGGTCTAGCTCTAGTATCAAGATAACGTAGTACTCTCTTTCTTTCTCGTTCTTGACCTACTTCCATAGGTGTAAACCCACCCATTTGTTTCAGTCTATCTACTATACTTATTTCTTCTCCTGGTAATAACACTCTTCCTTGAGTAGTACGCACAGGTTTATCTAGTATAGCTCCACCTAACCCTTCCATAAATGCTCTTGGACCTAGAGGTAAAGCGGCGGTTGCCAGCATTACAGGATCACCTAGCTTATAAGCTTC